GGGTTCGTCATGGTCGACCCTCGGAGATCAGCCAGACCCACGACATCATGACGACGACGAGCACGATGACTGCTGCAGGTGCAAGCCAGTCGGTCTTCATCGCTTGACCGGCCATGCCCACACAGCGAACGCAGCTGCTGCACACAATGCAACCAGGGCGATCATTGGGCCGAGAAGATCTGACTGTGCGATCACTTCGACGGGCTTGGGCAGCAACGCGACTGCGAGCACGACGCCAGTGAGCTGCAGCGCTGGCTTCATGTTGAAGCGTGCTCGACGGTGATAGATCGCGCGCTTCATGCTGCACCGTCGGGCGTGAAGTTGCTCGGGTGCTGATAGCGCGACGTGATCGCCGTCCACTGGTCATCGCTGACTCGTGAGTAGTTCGTGACTGTTTGTGAGCGCTTCGTCTCTGCGCAGTTATGGCTGAGGAACGCTTGAGCTTGTGCTGCGTCGTCGTCGTGCCAGAACACTTTGCGACAGTTGGCGCAAGTGATGTTCGCGCCGCTCATGCTGCGCGCCCTGGTGTGGTGGTTTGGCGAGCGATCCACTTATCGATGGCGACGATGTCGAAGCGCAGCCGACGATCGATGCGAGTGACAGGGATGCGGTTCTGCTTGACGAGCTCGTAGACCGTGTCCTTGCTGAGACCGGTGTATTCAACCAGCCAAGGAAGGTCACGAAGTCGTCCGAGTTGGCCCGATGGGGTGGTGAGTGGCTCCATGCCGCTGCACCGTACCTGCAACCTATCTACCCGTCAAGCATCTATTTTGTAATTCTATTTTGTGCGTTTCGCTTGTGTATCTATTTGGAAGTGTGTACGGTGACTGTTAGCGCAGACGAGGATGGGCCGTAGGGGCACCTTCTTCGCTAGAAATCAGGACAGATTTATGGCGAGACACATGAACACTTCCAGCGAGCAGCGCATGGCGTTCGGCTTGGCTCTTGAGGCAGCGATGGCAGCCGCCGAGATTCAGTCAACAGCCGAACTGCATCGACGCGGCATCCTCGCAGGCATGGAAAAGACGCAGAGCTCATTTGCTAACTGGATTCGCGGCGAGTCAGAACCCAGCCGACCCGAAGTGCTTACGCTTGAGGAGATCTGCGACGTTGAGCCAGGTACCCTGTCACGCCACTTGGGTTGGATTCCCCTCGAGGCCAGCACCGATGTCACCATTGAGGAAGCAGTCCTCGCTGACCCCGGCATCAATGCCGCCAACAAAGCCATTCTGCTTGGACTGATAACTCAACTCCGCAACTAGTCCACGCACGATTCGCATCTGATTTACAAGTGCCATGCAGCGCTCAGGATCATCGCCGGCAACCTGAGCAGCAGTCGCTAACGCAAGAAACCATTGTTTTTTTGCGCGTGCGTTAATCATTGAACTGACCATACTGAGAGCGTCTGACAGACCCTTGCGGGGGGGGGGAGATTTGGTCGTTCATAATTTCCGCCGATGGTTTAAATTCCTGCCCGAATTACATCAACCTAATCATGACCAAAGTCACGCGCAAGAGGTAGCACCTATTTCTCGTTGCGAAGGTCGTCAAGGTCGCCAGCCAACTCTGCATCCATGCCAGCCATGAGGTGGCCGTAGCGATCCATCGTCACTGCAATTGAGGCGTGGCCGAGCCGCTGCTGGATTGCTTTGGGGTGAGCGCCAGCATTGATTGCTAGGGCCACTGACGTGTGGCGTAGGTCGTGAAAGCGAGGCATGTTGACGTATGCCGGTTTGTAGTTTCTGATGACTCGCTCCCCCATGCCTGCCGCATAACAGGCTGGGTACCAGGTGATGTAGCGCCAGTCTTCGGAGATCGGGTTGCCTCGAGTTGAGGTGAAGATCAGGTCGGTCGGCTTTGGGCCGGTGAACTCTTCCATGTGCGCCTCGAGCTCAATGGCTACCGAAGTCGGCAGGACGATTGTGCGCAAGCCAGCTGCAGTCTTGGGATCTTCTCTGAGCCATTGCTTGTCAAGCTGCATCATCTGACCGGCGACGGTTATGCGCGCGCCTTGGACATCCATGCGTCGCAGACCACGGAGCTCAGACCAACGCAGCCCGCCATAGGCGGCGATGAGGATGAAGCACTTGTAGCGCTCGCCGATGTTGGCGGCGATGTCTTCGATCTGTTTGACGGTGAAGGTCTCCATGTCTCGTCGGGGCACTCGAGGGGCTTTGACTTTGTCGCAGACGTTGGTTGCACAGATCCCCTGCTCGGTTGCCCAATTGAGCATCGTGGCTAAGGTGCGGTGGTGACGCTTCACGGTTGAGGGTGCGAGGCGTTTGAGTTCTAGGGCTAGCCATCGCTGAACCTCTACTGGCGTGAGGGCCGAGACCTTGACGTGGCCGAAGGTGGGCAAGATGTGTCGCTTTAGGTCTCGCTCGTAAGTCCACACGGTGCCAGGAGCGAGGTGGATTGAGGCCTCAATCCATCGGTCGCCCAATTCAGCCACTGTGATTGAGCCGTCATAGGCAGTCTTGATGCCTCGCTTGATGTCGGTCGTCCTTGAGGCAACAAACGTCGCAGCCTCTTTCTTGGTCTCGAAACTCTTGGCCCGCTGGACGCCGTTCTCATCTCTCCAGCGCGCTCGCCACTTGCCTCGATGATTGTCGATCGCCATGTAGCACCCCTTCGCAACCTGTAGCGGTACACGGATTTTACACATAGGTGGTCCGATTCGCACCGATTCGGGCCAGTTTGAGCGATTACGACCAATAATCAAGCGTCAAGCAAACTGACCAGAAAACCAAGAAAAACCTCACATTTCTGCGAGGTTTTTCGGTGTTGCTGCTGTTCAGTTTTGCTCACATTTTTTGGTGTCGGAGGGGGGACTTGAGACCCACCTACTGCTCAAGGGGTGTATGGCATCGCGAGCCGCTGATACCCATAACGGTACACGTTGCGCATTACCCCCTAGGTGTCTCTCTAAGCGCCTCCCAGGTTCATCGCTGGTAGTTACGCCATAAGGCAGAAGATCCCCCGCCGTGGCCTATTGGCACTAGCGGGGGATCTTCGCAGACCGGCTCAGTTTGGTGATGCGTGCTCAGGCCTTGAAGGTCTGGTCGCTTCCATTCGCCTCAGCAGGGGAAGGCGTGATCGAGCCGGGGATCTTGCTCAGACGATCTCTGAGCCAGGAGGAATGGTGGCGTTGGCCGGTTCAGCGATGACCGATGGCGTGCCCTTGTCGCCGATGCCAGCCGAAGCGATCGAGCTCAGAAGGCTGAGCACGCCAGCAGTGGCGGCGGTGCCGGCGATGGCTTGCCAGTCGGCGGTGAACCAGTCGAAGGTGGTGGCAGCGAGTACGGCGATGAGTGCCTGGGCGACTGTCTTGATCGCGCGCTCGGCGGCTGACTTCCAGAAAGATGAGGTGAACATGGTCATGGCTCCTGTGGGGATTGGGTGAGAACGGTGAATGGTTCGCAGACTGAGGTGGAGTGCAGGGCAGCTGCATAGAGGGCCATTTGCACTCGAGCTGCTGGGTCTCCGCTGGTTGAGGCCAGCGAGCCAAGGGCAAAGTGGTCGCCGCAGCCGATGGCTTCGTAGCCGAGCATGGATCTGCCGACGTGGTAGTCCTCGTCGATGCAGTAGAGAGCGCCTCGATAGCCGACGAGGAACACTCCTCCGCTGTCTTCGCTGTCGTTGTTTTTGGCGAAGCCGCCCTGGTGGAAGAGCTTGCGGCAGGCGTCGACGAACACGGTGCACATGTGGCTCATGTCGTCGTCGGTGATCTGCTTTGGCACCTTGAGTCGGTACTGCAGCAGCTGTCCCATTCGGAACGAGTCGCAGTAGCCGATCAGATACTCACCAGCGGTGAAGACCTTGGGCTCGGTGTAGCGGGTGATGCGTGTGTCTTCGACAGCAGCGGCGTCGCCGCCGATGGTGACGATGCCGTCATGCTCGAGGCCGACGATGCAAGTCATAACTCACGCTTCCACAGGTAGGCGTTGCGTAGATGCACGAGCAGCCACACGCAGGCGAGCACGGTGAACGCTGGTCGATACGTGGGGCCGAGGATTGAGTAAGCGAGAAAGGGCAGGCCGGTGAGTGATGCGGTCAGGCACCATCCCCACCAGATACGACGCTCGATGACGAGCGCGTAGACGGCGAGGCCAGCCAGATCGCAGGCGAGGATGAGCCA